GCAAAGTGTACACGATCAAGGCCAACGCCTACCCCTATTCTCGGCATATTAATAACCTATTACGCTTCCGCTCGAAATTACGAAGCCGGTTATTGTGTAACCTTTACCAGCAGGCAAAAATTCGCCAGCCAAAAAAGTAATTCCACTCATGCCCCGTGCAGTTAATACATTACTACCGCTTGCTTCGTTATCACCTTTCACGGTGAAACTTGTAAAAACAGTATTTTCACGCACTACCAATGAATCGTAAGAAACACCAGTAACGGTTGAAGCCGCGTGGTATTTAAAACCTTGACCGCCTACGGCTATGTCGATTGAAGGATTTGCCATGTTTCAAATTTAATCAATCAGCGCCGCGCTTACGTTAACAATTTACACGCTTCCGATAATATACCATTGCGTGCCGTTGGATATTACCGTCTTGCTTCCGTATAGATTATTAATTGTGGTTGCTGTGCTGCCGTTTATATTGAACGTACCGCCGCTAATAGTAACCGTGTGCGGGTTGGCTATTTTAATAAAGTAGTATTTTTTGCCCTTATTCTCGTCCGCGTCTGGCAGGTTAACCGTTACGTTGCCGTCAGTACTATCGCAAATTATCAGCTCGTACCCATTCGTTATTGTATGCGTGCCGTTGGTATACGTTATGCTCGCGTCATGTTCCTGCAGATGCCAGTCTATGCCGCCTGTGCTTTCGGTGTATTTTAACATCACTTCCCAACGCGTGTTCAATGTTGGTTCAGACGTTGGCGCTCCGTCTGCTTCGTTCACAAGATACCCTAAAATAGTATCGGGCATGTCGCTTAACATAGATTGATAATTGTTCACTTGCGTTTGTACACCGGTGCAACGCCCAACCATTCGCCTTCCCATTGGTCTTGCCTTGGGTTAAAGCTAACCCCATTTAATACCCATGTGTAGTTATCGAAGTACAACGACTTCACTAAATCCAAGCTTCCCGAATCAATCCAAGTGCCGCGCACTACTGGCACGAAATCAGCATACAACGAAGATAACCCAACGCCCAGCATTTTAGTTGGCGTGCCTTTGGTTATTGAATCCCAACCGCCATAAAATTCGTCAGCAATTACCCACTGCGTTCCATCGTTAGCCCATATATTACCAACGCCGTATTTATTTCCGCTGTAGTAATACTTCGGCTGCAATTCAATCTGTGTGCTGTTCGCTAAATTAGCTGCGCTGGCGTTAAATAATTCAGTAACTTCAAACACATAGTCGGGATTTTGGTAGTCCGAAGTTGTTGCAAATGCCACGTCAATGCTGCCCCAAAACGCCACGTCGTCGCGTATTGTTCCACCGGTGCGCCATCCCCCAATTTTTGAAAACATTGGAGCTATTACGTTAACCTCATCAATACTAATGCTAAGCTTGTCAAATCCAACTGGTGCTGTGGTGCATTGCTTTTCGAACTTGTAAGTTATCCAGTTACCTTGCTGATTTTTAATATCTATTTTTTCATTGGTTGGATCAACAAACGAAGTACTAACCCAATAGCCATTTGCATCCAATTGCTTTTTATTTCCGCTGCTATCCTCCAGCCAAACCCTATGTATAATTTCGGCCTGCTCGTAGTTCTTAGTAGAGTTTGCAGGATATGCAAATCTCACTAATATCTTAAACTTAAACGGCACGGCGTTTGGAGTTGACCCCGTGGGTATTTCTGTCGCAATTAATTCATAAGCGTTTATGCTTGCATTGCCCCTATAGCGCGACGTATAGGCTATGTTTAATCTTTCGGTGTCAATTATACATTGGC